GTTAAACCAGAACGTTGTTGGATACCTGCAAGGTATGGGTTGACAATGTTCAAGAAACGATTGCGTGTTGCTTCGGTATTTTGTTCGAACACAAGATAACGTGCTGAACTTGCGATAAACTTCTTAACCGTGATAAGAAGGCGACGAACATTTACGCGGTCAAGTGCTGAAGAGCGTGTTTGGAGTGTCTTTTGACCCCATACGCAGATACCTTGACTTGGGAATTGTGCGATTGGGTTGACCTTTGATTCGTACAATTCATCACGTAATGCTTGACTTAGACGGGTCTTGACACCGACTGCGCCTGGAATTCCACCACGGTTCAATCCTGCTGGTGCGAACCATTCTGCACCAACGTTATCGTTGTATGCATATACTTCTGGAAGCACGGTTGATGGTGGTGCCCACATTAACTTGTTTGTGTTGGTGTCTAGGACACGTACCCATGGGAAGTATGCTGCTGCGTAGTTGGTGTCTAATGCTTCTGCTTGGCCTGTTACGGTTGATACAGAGTCATTCAATGCACCGATGTCCATGAGGTAGAATGCATCACCACGGGTTTCGCAGAGGTCAATTGCTTCTTGTGCAATGTAACTATGGAGACGTTGAATTACGCCTGGAATTACAAGGAGGTTGAAGTCAATGTTATCTGGATTACTGATTGCAGTTAATCCTCTCTTATACGCCTTTGAACCATCTGAGGTTGCTGTTGAGAGGTCAAATCCTTGTGAGTTGGTACTTACAATTGAACCACCCATTGCAATTTCACGTGCTGGATTTAATCCGTCGAAGCCACCTTGGAATGGAACGGTGAAGCGACGATAGGTTACGTCTGAGCGACCATTTGCACCAGTCAATGCAATACTGCGTGAGAATGGTGCGGTTGCGATAGGAACTTCTCCAGCAAGGTTTTCAATGTTAAATGCGATTGAAGCAGTTACTGAAGTTGTTGCAATTGGTGCAAGTGATGACAATGCTGTGGTACTGTTGAAGTCGTATCCATAGTAGTATCTCTTGTCTACCGATGCAGTGGTGTATCCAGAGACACCAGCATTTAACCAACGACTAGTTACAAGTGGTGCTGAGGTCACTTGAGCTTGTGTGACGTTAGCTACACTGAACAATCCTGCGAATCCGTAAGGAACTGCACCAACTGGAATGACACCTTCTGCCATTTCAACACGAATGTACTTAGAGGTGTTGTTGAAGTCGCCTACATAGTATACTTCACCAGTGCTTGAATCATATGTTGGTACACTGTTACCAATGACTCGTGCAATGAAGTTTGGACTATCTGGGTCAAGTGTTACATTGTCATAACTTTCAAGAACATTGGTTGCGGTGTCGGTATCGTTGATGTCACGTACCAATACGGTGAATGTTCCGTAGTTACTGTTTGATGAACCAGATGGGGTGATTCCTGTGATAGACACCTTGATGTCACTATTTGCATAGTTTCCATCACCTAATGTGTGGAACTTGAACAAGTCAACTGGACCAGCACCGATGGTTTGTGATTGAATCCATGGTGTGGTTGCATTACTATATTCTGAATCTTGGACCACTGCATTTGCATTGTTGGTCAAGTCAAGTGTTGCAAGTGATGCGGTGATGGTTACGCTGTTTCCTGCTTGTGAAACTGCATTTGGGAACGAAGCGTACACATATGCATTATTTGATGATTCGGTTCTTGCATCGGTGCCGAAGTATTTTGCGATATATGATGTACTGGTTTCCGATGCATTCAATCCACTTGAAGTGGTTGAGCCATTTACATCACTGATAATGAATAATCCGAAGCTTGATGTTGCTACTCCGTTCATTTGTACACCTGAAATGGTGCTTCCACTAATAGTTGGGTGAAGGACTGCAAGCAACTTTTGTCCATTTGAACCAGTTGCAAATACATTTACGACTGACTTAGAGTAGCCAGCAGTTCCAAGTACACGAACGATTGTTGCTGAACCTGCTTCTTGTAAATAATTCTTAACTGCATACCCCATATAGGAGGTACCGTCAGGTTCACCGAAGGCGGTCACGAACCCATCAATACCTTGCACTTGGGTAGGAATAAATGCTGGTCCTTTTGTGGTCGGACCAATGAACGCTGCTCCAATTTGCGCAATTCCTTCGGGAAGGAATGAGAGGTCACGTTCTTGCGTGAACACGCCTGGTGACACGATTCTTTCTGCCATACGGTAGTCTCCAAACTAAATTTGTTTATTTTTCTGGTGTAAATTCTCCTGTCTCAAAATCGATTGAGCCAGTTCCATATTTTTCAGATAACCGTTTGACCAACTGTTGTTCTTCATCAATAAACTTCTGAAATGCTACAGATTCTTCGTTAATTCTATTTTCGAGCTTCTTGATATCTTCCTGTAACATCTTGATTTGGAGTGTTGCCTGTCCCGCCTCTCCAATACTTTTGTTTATCTTTAATCGAAGGTCATTGATTTCCTTCAAATCATCTTCAGAAATTTTAGTCATAGTAACCCCTTTTGAATATAATACAACTCGTATTATAAATATCAGTTTTTTTACCCAAACATCAATTATTAATCTTCAATTTCAGTAAAAGTTACGACTTTTTTGACCCCGTATTTCTTACGAGTTAGAACCCCTCTATTATGCCCAACATCCAATTGAGACTCTGGCAATAGGTATGCATATACGGTCATATCGAATTGGGTACGGACTACTCTATCGTTGCTGCTTGGTAATTCGGTAAGTGGTTCAAACGAGTCAATAATAGTGCGGAATTTATAGCTATTTTGTTCTCCCCAGAATTCATCACTTTCGAATGATATGTTTTCCACAACAGCGTTCATTTGCTCCATATATTCAGTCCAAATCATACATTTGTATGTGAATTCATAATAGTCTGGTGCTGCTGTGGTGACGTAATATTCTCTACTTGGGGTAATTCCGTTTACTAGATTAAATCTATCATATGGTGTTCTGCGGTTCCATCCTGTATAAAAAGTACGGTCATAGTACTTGTTAACTGGGGAATTAATTCCTGTCTTTTTCATTGCCGTTCTGCGGATTAGCAACATTGGTAATTGAACTTTTCCAATAGAATCACGCAATACGCCATCCCGCTGAGCACTTTTCCAGCGTTCTGGATTGCCGTATATAATCGGGACGTTTACTTGATTGCCGTTTTGGATAACCACAGGTTTTATTCTATCAGACAGGTATTTGATAATCGCATTATCTACCGTATATAACGTTACCTTTATCGGAGATGCATCATTTGTCGTATCATCTGCACGATTTTGAACACGTTGTGTTTGCTGATTATCGTTTACTATCTTGACTGGTTCCTTGCGTTCTGGGTCAAATGTCATACTTGTGCCTCCTCAATATCGATACTTGTACGACGAGTTAGATGTGCAACGCAGATAATTGCTGTGTTGAATCCTGGTTTGCCCGCAATCAATTGAGTTTCTTGGATATTGTTGATTTCATAATAGTGACTATTATATCCAATGATATCACCGATTTCTGGATAGGTGTTGACTTCTTGTAACATTCTTCTTGCGAATCTGAAGTCTACTCTTTGTTGTTGGTCTATGCCAAATCCGTCCCCAGAACTTACTGTATTCTTATTGTAATTGACTATGGCGTTTACTTTCACTGGCGTGTATCGTGGCTTGACTGTGCTTTCACCATAGATATTGACCTTGGTTGCTTCTACGACAAGTTTATACAATACTACACCCACATCCATCGTTTCATCAATAAGTTCACGAGTGATGTGTTGTATGAATTCAAAATCCCGCTGATTGACGAAACGTGCCATGTATTAGCCTACGTAAATAAGAGTTGGAACTTTACTAAACATTTGTTGCATCGCTTGTGCATTTTCCATCTGCTTTTTCATCTGTGCTCGTAGCCCAGTTTCATCAAGCGTATCTTGAAGTTCTTTAATTAGAAGTGCTTTTTCATCTGCACCTTCTTTACGTAGCTTATCTCCATCTAAACGAATTTGTCCATCTGGATATGGAATATTATCAAACTTTGAGCGAATGATTCCAAGTAATTCTTTTGCTAGTGCAAGCGTGTATCTGAATATCCATGTGCGTGACATATCATTTGTATTTGCATATACGATGTGTGTATATGGAACATTTGATAAATCACTACTAAATTGACCAGCGCTTCCAGATTGGAACACATTTGCTTTCTTGTCTTTTACTACGATGTAGTCAAAATACACCACTTTGCTTTCTTTAAAGATTGGCGAGAATCTAATAATATTATTTGAAATTTCAAATCCATATTGACTCTTACGAATCATATCATTGACTTCAATTGCTTGGATACGGAGTAAATCTTCGTATGCTGGCATCATGACGAATGTAACTGGTGGTGAGTACCCGTCGAATCCAAATTCTGCCATCAAGTTTGTTAGACCAAGACCTGTGGTTGCGAATGGGTCATAATAACGAGCGATGGCGGGTGGCATATAATGATACACACGACGAATTTCTATTTCAGAGCCACTTTCATATGGGTCTGCCCACAGTGTTTTCAAATCATATGTTTGTACATTTGCTGATGCAGAAATGTATCCTTTTCTAACAGTGACATTACCACCAGACAATCCTTCTACACCATAGTCGTTTGCCAGTCTTACCACTTGTGGTAATGCTGACCCAATGATATTCTTTTGTGTTGCTGATGTTGACGTATTTGTACCTTGCAATGTTAACATATGTTCCCGAGCATTGAACTGATTAACTTGGTTACCATATGTGGATATTGCTTCTTCAAAGCATGCATATATTTGTTTATCAAGTAATTCTACTTCAACAACTGGATATCCTAATTTACGAGCAACATATTCTGCTGCCTTGGGTGCGTCAGTTTGAAATGCTGTATCACTATCAAAGAATCCAAATGGAGTAATTCCTACAGGATTTCCAGGACTACCATCGTAAAAAATTGGTTCTTGTGTTTCCATATTACTCTCTAGTAAAGGACTAGTAATAAATAGTTTTAATAAACGATTAACTCATGTTTTGCCCTGTGGAAAATAAAAAGGGTGACCTTTCGGCCACCCTAGTTATTCCCTCCGTTACTTAGTTAGATTATACTAATCCAAGATTTTCGATGTAAATCTTACCGAAGAATTCTGGACGTACGACCTTCTTAGCATAACGGGTCATCACGCCACGGCGTGGTGTGAAGTTATTTGGGTCATACACGAGCGGAGTCATGATGAGTGGGATGTATGGAGCATATACTGCACCAGTTTCGAGGAAGTTACTTCCACGGAAGCCCATCAATACGATGTTTTCCTTCATGTATGGGTTCTTGTAGATGGTGAAGCGGTTTTGGAATGAACCAACCTTACTTACGCCACCTGCAAATTCCATCTTGTCGCCATCTGTGTTTGTTGCGAATCCTGGGATGGTTTCGAGGATTGTTGCAACGGTTGGTGAAACAACTGCGAAGTTTGCACCACCACGCATGGTGAGTTGGTGAATCTTGTTACTTACCTTTTGCATCTTTTGACCAAGTGTTTGGTACCAGGTCATGTTTGTCCATGCAGTTCCAGTGAATGATGAAGCTGCGAATGCACTACCATTCCATACGGTGCCAACTTGTGCTGACCAGTATTCGGTGGTGATACTTGGGACTGCTGCGATTAACATGTCAAGGATTTCGAGGTCGATTTCGGTTGAGATGTAATCACTTAACATTGCTGTTAATTCAGCTTCTGCATCAACACTGTGGTATGCGTTCAAGTCTTGTGCAAGTTCTGGTGACCAGACTGCCTTCAACTTACGTGTCTTTGCTACGATTGTTTCACTCTTGAGTTCCAAATCGATTTGTGGAATGTCAAGGTTGGTTACTGAACCATCGCGGTCTTCGAAATCACCACGGGTGGTGTCAGTTGGTTGCTTACTGTATTCAACCTTTGCAAGTACTGCGTTGCCAGTTGTTTCTACGATGAAGGTAACAGTGTTTGCTGTTTCGTCGTACTTGGTGAATTCTGGAACAACCTTTGAACCGAAGTCAGCTACTGAGCCTGATGGTACGAAGGTACGTACTGCTAAGAAATCTGCATTTGCAAGTGTAGTACGTGCAGATGAGATTGTGAACTTACGATATGAGCCAGTTGCTACATAATCGGTGTTGTAGTTAACATCTGAGAATGATACAGATGAGGTTCCTACTGAGAGACCTGCTGATGATGTATCATTTACTGAGTAGCCGAAACGACCTGCGCCATAAAGACCGCCAGTGTCCTTGTTACCGAATGCACTGTTGTATCCAGTTAAAGAGTCACCATAAAGTGAACTTGCTGCGGTTTGGCCGAAACGAGTGTTGCCGTACTTGAAGTCCATGTAGAACACAAGTCCTGAAGGAAGGTTCATTGGTTGGACTGATACGAAGTTCTTACTTGCGATTGAGCCGAAAACCTTACGGACGAGTGGGAGTGCTACACCTGCCCATTGTTCGCCTGAGGTTCCTGCTGCGTTGGTTACTGATGCTTCTGAAAGAAGTTGTGATGCTTGGTTTTCAAGCATTACTGCCATGCTTTGCTTGTCGGTGCCGCCAAGTCCTTCGAGAAGACCTGACTTTTCCCACTTGCCAGCAAGCTTACGGGATTGTTCAACGATTACCTTGTGTGCTTGGCTTGATTCGTTGATAAGGTTCATTACGTCTGACATGCTTTATTCTCCTATTGAGTTATGAAATGATTCCTGCGAGTTGTTGTAGACGCTTAGCAACAGAGTTTTCTGCGATTACTTCTGGTGCTTCGGTCTTTGGTGCGGTTGAAGGAGTTGCCTTACTTGCAAATCCTTCTGCTACAATCTTCTTTGTTCCAGCTACCTTTACTGACTTTTGTGGAATCAAAGATTCTGCAAGAACTGCATATACCATCTTGACTTCACGAATGGTGGTTGCACGGTCGAAGTTTTCGACGATGGTGACCTTTTGTTCGTTGGTCAAGCCTTCCTTGCGGAAGATTTTGTTGGTATATAACAACTTTGCATTAAGTAAATTGACTTCATGTAGCTTGCCTCGTAGGATATCAACTGCCTTACGATATTCTGCAAGTTCTTCTTGAAGTGCTTGTACTTCAGAAGCCATTGTTTCAGATTCAGGTTGACCTGCTTCTTCGGCTTCTAACATAGCTAGAATTTCTTCTAGATTTAAATCGTTTTCTTCCATTGGTGGTTCGTTTGCTGGCAATACCTTGTCGAAGCCCATTTCGTTGACATCGTATCCAGCTTCTTGCATCATTGAAAGGAATTCATCAAGTGTGAACTTTGCCTTATCTGGTTCACCGATGTATGAAGAGTCGGCTGGTGGTTCGTCGCCTTCTACGCCAGCAGGTTCGCCTTCTGGATATTCACCCTTGTCTTTGTCTTCTTCGCCTTCAGCTTCCGATTCTTCCTTTTCTTCCTTTTCTTCTTCCTTTTCTTCCTTCTCGTCTTCCATTTCTTCTTCCTTTTCTTCGCCTTCACCTTCAAGTAACTTGACATCTTCTTCAAGTTCCTTGATTACTTCGTCAAGGTCAAAGTCGGATTCTGTCCAATCTTCATACCAGTCAGTTTCTGAATCAGTGTGACCTTCGCCACTCATATCATCTTCTGCTGAATCGAATGCTTCTGGTGATGGTTCCTTGTTGTCGCCAGCGCCGATGTCTGATGAATCGGCTGGCATTTCTGCTGAGCCTTCTGCTTCAGCATCTTCGTGTGGAAGTTCTGTTGCTTCTTCCATTTCTGCTGCATCTTCCATGCCTTCAGCTTCTGCACGAAGCTTACGTTCTAGCATGGACTTGATTTGGGGTGTGAACGTTTCTTCTAATGAAAGCTTTGCATTTTCGATTGCAGTTTGACGTACTGCTTCTGCGTCTGCAATAGCTTCCTTTAAAAGCTTGTTCGTAAATTCTAACTCTGCCATAAATTTTCTCTCCTATGAGAATTAAAATGACTATTAGGAGTCATTAACAGATTGTATACAACAAAATCACACCCCAATAGAGGTGTACTATTTAATATATATTACTATTTTTCTAAAAACATCAATTTTTAGCTAAAACGTATTATTCTGTTTCTTTTGAATTTTGCTCTCTTCTCGCTTTCTGCGACGAAGGGCATCTTGACGTTTCTTTTGGAGTCGTTTTGACTTCTTGAGATGAAACTCCTTTTTCTTTAAATCTTCCATTAGTTCTGCTTTCTTAACTTGCTTGACGAATTGTTGGAGTGCTCTATCCAAATCAATTTGCTTATCACCTTTGACTTCAACGTACATACAACCTCCGTTATTGAGTAACTATTTTATATGCGATAGTGACCATCTTATTAATGGATTCACTCATAAGTTTCTTTCTATTATCTGGGGATAACTTTTGTAGCACTGACACTAACATCATTGCAGTGTATCCATCCAAATATTGTTCATCTATTTTTTGTGGAATTCCAGTCTTTGCGGCTTTTACAATTTTATCCATCTTGGTTTCTTCCATATTGGTATGGAATCCCCAAGGGCCAACATTGAATATTTCAGGACGAAGCGTTCTATACTTCCGCATAAGTTCACCAGCCTTTGCATTTGCTTCGTTTTCAATATCTGAGCCATCTTCTCCATTCAATTGCTTACCATCTTCACGTTGCTTATGGTGAATGAGTTCGTGTGCAAGAGTGCGGAGAACATCAACAGGATGTCTATTTCCCTTCACGATAACAATTTCATCAGTAGAAGGATTGTAGGTACCAAATGTCAAATGGTCAGACGCATAATCTCCGTCAGCAAATTTGATGTTTGCTGGCAGAGTTTTCATGTCCAATTCTTTCATGAGAAATTTGACAAAATCCTTCGCTAAGCGCATATTACTTTACTTCGGTTAAGAAATCGTAAATGAGAGAATCTATACGTGAGTATGGAGTAATAATTTGCTTTTGTTCGTTGATGAATGCGCCTTGTGTACTTGGATTACTGACGATATCAAAACAAATTAAATTGAAATC